AAGAGTTTTGGATTTTGATAAGGGATTCACCTAACTTTGTGGCTAGTGTTTCCGACAAGTTATCGTTGTCCGTTTTTTTCTTTTCTTCTTGCCTCATTGCTGTTTTATCAACCTTAATTGTTCCGAGCCGATCAGGTATTGAGTCAATACTGCTGTAGTCACCTTTAAGGACTCTTGCAGTATCGTCATACTTCATCAGTTTGGGCAATTGATTAATGATATAGAACAGGTCTCTGATCCTTCTAGGTGGTAATCCATGATTACCTTCATCTAGATCAGGATGTTCCTTCATACAGCTATTTAAGTATCTCCATTTTGCTTTATCCCTCGCCTCTTTTGAGGTCTGAAGTTTCTTCATTTTGGAGTCACTATAGGCTATTGATTTCTCTTCAGGAGTTAAGAATAAGCATTCTTTGTAGATGCCATAACGAAACTCGGAAACAATCTCATTGATTGTTTTTTCTGTACCGTTATTAATCCACACGTTTGCGAACTCTTTAAATCCTAAGAGTACTTCCTGAGATAAGTTAACCGATCTATTAAGAACATCGGTCATATCTCTTACAGTCTTAACAACCGATGTTAATGCATCGGATGCTAAAGCTGATATTTTGTCAGCCGTTGCAATCTCTTTTGGAGTTGCTTTGGCTTTCTTTTTTACATTTTTCTTAGTCATAAAATTACCCTCCTTTAATGGGTATTAATTTATGACAAGTTAAAGTAATAAATCTTTATCTAAAAATTGTGTGCCTGTGAAGATCAAATCAAAGTGTTCTGATGTACCTGTTAGGATCTATTCAAAATGATCTTAGAATGTTTCGAAAATTAATCTTCCTAGCTTGATTGTCCAATTGCACGATTACGATGTCTTGGTCGCTACTAAGTGTTATTCATGTAAGTAAGAATAGCAGGATGCGTACCCAATGCAAATTTACGGCTAACCGTTTTTAAAAAAAACTAGTAAATGATCTTAAGATTCAAAATTAAATACGGCTAACCGTTTTTAAAAAACGGATCATCCGCTTTTGATATACGGCTAACCGTTTTGTGCCTGTACATATGCACGAGCCTGGATGTGTGCATGTGTACGTGTACGTGTGTGTGAGAAAGAGAGAGAGAGATTCCAGGAGCATGTACACATGAACGTGTACGTGTGTGTGTACAGGGTTCTTTTATTTTTTTTATGTGTGCCTGTGTGTATGTATGTGTGTATGTGTGTGTGTAAGAGAGAGAGAAAAAACAATGCAGAAACGGCTAACCGTAAGTTTGCTTTTTGCTGTCAATTTGCTATTATAATGGGGTGGTTTCATTCGGAATTATAACCTTAAAAAAAGGAGTTTGACTTAAATGAAAATGCTAGGAAACATCTGTTTTTATAGTGGTTCATTCTTACTCATATCCTCCATGCTGCTAGGCAGTAACCCATTAAACACTTTGGAAAGTGTCGTACTTTTTACGGCACTTTCTTTTATTGGTTTAATTTCAGTTATCGTAGCCCTGGTTTGTTGGAGTTATGATCTCGGATGACAAAACGGCTAACCGTAAATAAAAATAAAAGGAGTTAAATCAAGTGTTAATTTTATATTACAAAAGCAAAAGAGAATTGCTTAAAAATATAGGCAACTATCTTGACTACACCGAAACATCATTGTTCAGTCTTGAATACAAAAGTAACGGTGAGTTTCTAGGTTGCAACAGACCAACTCTCACAGGTATTAGAGGTCGAGAATTTTTTGCAAAGGTTACTATGAAAGATGACTTAATCAGCCGTGTCAAATGACTGACGGTTTACTTTTCGGAATAATTGACAATGGCGTTCTAGCTATATGCTCAATACTAGGCATCGACCTGGATAAAAAATTAAGTGGTAGTGGTGTGCATGGTGCATTATATGGTGCGCTGTTTGGCAATTCACTATCTGATTTTATAGGTGCAGTAATAGACTTTGGTGTACCTGTCGCATTACAAATAACAATCGGTTGTTTGATTGTTATTCCTTTCGTTAAACTTTATTACTACATTAAAGAATGAGGTCAGGCAGACTAAAACTTGCGTCTCAAAATGTTGGTGAGTTTGCCTGATCTTTAAAAAAAACTAACGCAATACCCTCAACTGTGGTGGGGGGTTTTTAAATACTACCACTAGCACACATAAAAAGAGAGAGAGAAAATGGAAACGAAAAAGAAAATCGTTATCATTGATCCTGTCCTACAATTAATCTTTGGTGCTAAGTACTACAACTATAAAGATCTTTACAATCTTGGTAAGTTCCAGGTATTTGACATCAAACAAATTGATTACAATAGTGATACCAATACAGGCAATGACCTAGTTGTCGATGATGAGGGCTTACTTAAGTCTGATCAAAGATACTTTAATTTTGTAGGTGTCGGTGACTTTGCAGGTGTCGGAATCTTAATAGGTTCTGACCATGCAACAGGTAACGTTATTGACACAAGTTGGACAGTTGATCAAGTGATGAGAGCAGTTTCGTGGCAAGCTATAGGATTCAGCATTGAACCTTATATGAAATTCACAGTTTTAGATTAGAACAGTTAAATTAATAAAACGTGCAAGTGCATAAAGGAGGAGAAGTATGTCCGACTCTGAAGAGAGAAAGAGAAATATAACCTCCTCCTGCACACAACAATTCCCATAACAAAATAACAAAATATCTCACAAAGAAAGAGAGAGAGGGAGAGGTATGTAAATTTGACATTTACTTTAATTCTGTTAGTCTTATAATGGAGGAAAGCGAGAAAGAGAGAGAGAGAAAGAGAGAGAGAAAGAGAGAGAGAAAGAGAGAGAGAAACGAACAAACGGCTAACCGTAAATAGAATGAGAGGAGAAAAATAATGCCAGCAAACTACAGTCAAGGAAGGATTATCCACAGAGAGATAGAATCGATGATGGGTTACAGCCATCCGTCTGCTTTCAGCACAGGCATCAGTTCGAGAGAAGCAAAGAAACAAAAGATGAATAGAAAATACAAAGACCTATGGACTAGAAAAAAGAACAGCGTTCATATGAGATGTGTTGAGAATAGTAAATCAAAAGCATGGAGTTATAGAAGATAACAAATTTAGTTTTTTAATAATAAGAGAGAGAGGTAGTGTGTTATGAAAAAAGAAAGTGATTCAGAACTAATGCGCAAACATCCTTACTTGTTCTTTACTCCTTATGAACCAATAGGAGAAGAAACAATAGAGGGATTGAAAGACAAAGCGCACATGGAGAAGTTTATTCTTGAGATACAGATAACAAAGCTGATTAAAAAGCATTTGTTTTTTGGTGGTTGTTCTTCTGATCAAGTGATTTCAGACTTTATGTATGACTTGTTCCATGAGTTTGAGAGGAACAACCCTAATTTTAATCCCGAAGTTTTAACTGAAGTTTTTAACCAAGAAGAAACTGATGACTTATACTGTTAAGCAAGCATGGAAAGAAGTAGGTGGTTTAATAGCCTTTAACTATGTAGCTAGGCGATAATAAATATAGCTACTACTATTAATTCATAAGAGGTAAAATGATATGAGAATAATAGATGTATTAAAAATACAAGAAGTTGTAAGCAATCGAAAGATACCTTACGATGTGCTTGACAAAGAGAGTGTCTATCCTTCTGAATCTAGGGATAGAGATGTTCCAATTATAGAGATGGACATTGTTCATTTCATTAGAGCGTTCAAGAAACTACAAAGGGAAAACTTTGAACTTGATACAAAAGATTTTGAAGTAACTCTTTAGCATCATAAGAGGTTTTCAATTGATCATATAGGAGCTGAATGAAGATGATAAGACTAAGCAAAGCAAGTAAGATGCCATGCCGAAGTTGGAGTCTTCAAGCATTAGAGACTTGTCCAGGTGCTAGAAAAAGTAATGGAGAGTTAGTGGATGCTTGTAAAGGATGTTATGCAACAACAGGAAACTATAGGTGGCCCAATGTAAAAGCTCCTCGTATTCATAACAAGAAAGATTGGAAGAGAGAAGACTTTGTTTCCGACATGATATTGGAACTAGACAACGATAGATACTTCAGACTTTTTGATAGTGGAGATTTCTATCAACCTAAATTAGTTGAGAAATGGACAGAGATATGCAAGGCTAGTAGTCATTGTAAATTTTGGATACCTACTAGAAGTCACAAGTATCCTAAGTTTCATAAAGTGTTAGAAGCTCTTGACTCACTACCAAATGTTGTGGTGAGATACAGTTCTGATAGCATCTTAGGAGAGTACACACCTGGTTTGCATGGATCAACGATCATGCCTGAAGGACACGAGGACAGTAGTATAACCAAGTGTGAAGCCTACGAGAGAGGCGGAAAGTGTGGCAGTTGTAGACTGTGTTGGAACAAAGACATAGATGTAATAGGTTATGTCCAACATGGACAAAAGATGAAGAGTGTAATGTTAAATAAAATAAAGAAAGGAGAATAGTCATATGTCACATTGGTCAAAAGATGCTGTCGTTGAGAGAGCAATAGATGATGCAACTGAGATGTCAGTTATAGAGCTTGGTAAATTATTAATAAGTAAAGATGAGAACCTTAGTTGGGAGAACATATCTTCTCATGTTAAGGATCGAGATACTCTTATTGATAAAGCAGTAGACATCTTGGTTGAAGAATACATGAACCAAAGTCCATATTAAAAAGGAGTAAAATAAAATGGAACCAACAACAGAAGAAGAAAAGGAATTATTAGAAGGCGCACCACATCAAATGCCAACTCTGGAAGAACTAGAAGCGAGGGTATGTACTTGTGGTGAGCTTATCGAGAAGTGTCCTGATGCTTACGAGCATATGACACAAGGAGTTTGAATAAGCATGGGCCAATGTGTGATAGTTGCCTAAGAAACTATCAAATTAATTAAACTAAAGTGAGGAGTAAAATGCAAAAGTTAATTGACAAATTAAAAAATAGTTTAACAGATCAAGAGATTGATAATTTATTTGGTCATATTGTTTATAACTATGAGATGATGCGTTTTAATGGAACACCAGCTATGGTTAAACAGGTTTATGGTAGAGAGGTCAAAGCAAGAGATGATGTATATTATATTGACCCTGGACACCATGATGATTATATATTAGAGAAGACTCGTAAATTCTTTGATATTGGATCACCTTTTGCTACTAGGTTGGATAGTCTTAATATAGTGAGACTTGGTGGTGTTGTAAAAGCTTTTATCAATAAAGAAATGAAAGCTTTATATAATTTAAACGATTAATATAAGGTATGGGCAGATGGTAGTTGCCTAAGAAACTATCAACAACAAATGTGAGGAGAACGTTATGGAAATCTATCCTGTAAGAAACGAACCGAACAAGTATGATGAAAGCAGAAGTAACATCTACAGATTTGATAGCTTGGGCTACGTGGTCAAAGTTAACAGACGAGTTAGAGATTACAACTGGTTTAATCTTATTCGTGGTGGTCGTAATTACGTTAATAGTGTACCTAAAAGTTGGACACGTAACACAGGCTTTGGTCGAGTATTTGAATTCGGCAAGCTTGCTCTACGTTTCAAGAAAATAGGAGCGTAACTACAAAGGTAAGAAGCACCTAAAGCTTCGGAAGGTTTGGTAGGATTTAATTTAATTAATGGAGATAGTGTTATGTATGTACATACATTTGAAATAAGCCTGATATTAAAGAAGGCTTTAGAGAAACACTCCGAAGAAGAGGTAGGCTCAGTCATTGAAAAAGGATCTGTCGTTCTAGATAGTTCCGAAGCCAATGCAGCAACAGGCCCATTCAGAAGAGTGATCTATTTAAAAGATACTTATGGTGGCACACGCTACAAAATTGTAGCTGAAGAACTAAAGAAAGTTAAAGACGAGGGTTGGATTACCTATGCTGATGCTAACAAGTTGAATGTACGTTGGGATCGCAAAGAAGGAATCTATAAGAAATATGAGTCAGAAACTTTTAAAAAGTTAAAAGCAGAAATAGAAAAGTATTAAACAAACCAACAAACTGAACAGGAGGTAAAAAATAATATACAGATGAAAGACTTAAACAGAAAAATTGAGAAGGTTGTTACCAGGTTTGAGGACAAACTAGATCTAAATAACTTTGGATTATACATAGATCCTAAACCTTTGAAAGCTTGGGAAGAACCTGAAGAACTAGATGAGATCGTAATAGACGAACAACAAGAAGAAGAAAGATACGAAGAGTTAAATTTCTCTTGATCTTGCTTTGTTCGTGTGTTACCATCTATATATATATATATAATATATAAAGAGGTTATAAAAGATAATGAACAATAATATTATAAACTTTAAAGAGTCTGTAAAAAGACTAAAAGAAAAGAAGAAGAAGAATACATATTTTGTAGATGTTATAGCTACAGAAAGACGAGTAATAGTTATAGAAGCTTTATCAAAAGAAGAAGCTGAAGTACTAGCAAAGATTAAATATGCACAAGAGTTCGTTGAGTATGACGAACCCGAAGGAGAATATATAGAATTTGTGGTGCAGAAATTATGAAATATGATAAACAAAAAAAAGAACCTTTCTGTATTCAGGTTTCTCGTTATGTTCGAGTAAACCAGGATGTTCTGAACAAGACAGCAAAGAAAGAACAAGAACGAAGACGAAAAGAATATTTGAAAGAGGCTTTCCCATTTTTAGAAACCTGATAATAACAATAAAAAAAGGAGAGAAGTTATGGAAACTCAGGAAATCATCGATGCCATTTTCGATGTAAAAACAAATGGTGAATTGTTTAAAATATCAAACGCTGCTCGTGATAGAAGAAAAGAATTGTCTTCGAGATCTCGCAGTAATTGGTTTGTTGGACAAGAAGTGAATGTTGTTGAGAGAAACAGAAGTAGAGGTACTAAGACAACTCTTGGCACGATAAAGAAAGTGAACCGATCTAGGTGTGTAGTATTACTTCCGCAAGGAAGTTACAATGTACCTATGTCAATGTTAGAGGAGGCTTAAAATGCCAAAAGAAACAGAAGAGAAAAAAGAATTCATAGTAGAGGTAGAAGTTAGTGGTCATTGGACTGAAAGATATGAAGTGAAAGCTACATCAGAAGACGAGGCTATGGATAATTGGCATGATGGTGAATACATCGAAGCATACAATTATGATCCATATGACTATGAACCTATTGAATGCTATGAATACTAACAGGAAGCACACAATACTGGATTTGTTTAGTGGTATAGGTGGATTTAGCTATGGCTTAGAACGTACAGGAGGTTTTGAAACTGTTGCGTTCTGTGAAATAGATAAACATGCTCGAAAGGTACTAAGGAAACATTGGAAAGATGTGCCAATTTTTAATAACGTAGAGGAGTTAACTTATGAAAGACTCAAAGAAGAAGGAATCGATAGACCAACTGTCGTTGTGGGAGGATTTCCATGCCAAGACATATCCGTTGCAGGAAGAGGAGCAGGAATTGTCGAAGGAAAACGATCAGGTCTTTGGTCGGAGTTTGCAAGGATCATCGAAGATGTACAGCCAACGTGGGCAATTATTGAAAATGTATCGACCCTTCGATCTAAAGGACTTACCCTGGTCTTACAAGATCTCAGTCAGATCGGGTACGATGCAGAATGGCATTGTATACCCTGTTCCGCAATTGGTGGGTTACACCGAAGAGATCGCATATGGATCATCGCAAGACCGAGACATGTGGGCAACACCTAACACGTTGGATCATATGCCTCCTAGATCAAAGGAAGCTATGGAGCGACAGTTTGCTACAACTAGAAAGGGTAGGACTAAGCCATCAAATTTAAGAGAGCAGGTGCATCCTGATATGTGGCCCACTCCAAGAGCTGCAATCGGTATGCATATGAAACTTACTGAGAACATGGCAAAGCTTAGACACAAGAAATACTTGGAGACTGAAGTGGCTTACAAGTTTTGGTCAACAAAAGAGCAAAAGCAAATAGAGAAAAAGCCTGGACACTTGAATCCTGAATGGGTTGAGTGGTTGATGGGTTATCCCGAAGACTATACATTAATAGAAGATGAGGAGTAGAAAGTGAAATGAAAGAACTAGAACAAGTAATAAAACGAAGAGATTTGGAAAGTTTTGCGCAATACGCAAAGCATATATGGGTTGAAGAACCTGAAGGTGTGCCTAGAGTAGTGCAGAAACTTCCAGGTAGAATCCAAAGACTCAAGCAATTGGGCAACTCTGTAGTGCCACAGATACCTGAGTTCTTAGGACATTGTATTCTAATTTATGAAGATGAAAAGAAAAAGAGTGCAAAATAAAACGAGAAAGTTCTTGACATTATAGGTGGATTCCTGTACAATCCATCTTATAGTTAATAACGACTAAATTAAAACGTAAAATAAACGGAGGCTAATTATGGCTATATTAGAAGGACCAGTTTTTTGGGCAAGCTTGAGCGTACCTAATAAAACTTTTGATCCTGCAACTTATCAAGCTACTCTAGTAGTTGATCAATCAACTGCTGACGAGTTTGAAAGCAAAGGATTTAAAATAAAAGAAATTGATGAGCAACCTGCTTTGTTCTTTAGGAAGTATTACAATCGACCTGATGGAACAACCAATCCTCCTGTTCGTGTTGTGGATAAAGCAAAGAATCCACTAGATGTGGCAGTAGGCAATGGTTCTAAAGTTAGGGTGCAGTATCAACCACGAGTAATCGAAAACAAATATGGTATCTTCAATTGGTTGGAGCTGCAAGCAGTCCAGGTTCTGGATCTTGTAGAGTACAACAACGGAGAGACTGACGAGTTTGATATGCTCGATGACGATGCTGATGACATCGAATTTTAATTCAACAAAAAGGAGAAAAAGAAATGGCTGAAGAAGCACAAAAACCTTATATTACTATTGATGATGTGCAAATAAATGTTGAAGACTTACCTGAAGATGGTCAAGCTATCTTTGGTAGGATTCAACGCTTGAATCAAAAGAAAGTGAATCTTGTATTAGACTTGGAAGAAGTCAACGCAGGGTTAACTTCTTTTACGAGCAGTATTATTAGTATTGTCAATGATGATGCAGATGTAGAAATAGCAGCAGAAGAATCAGATGTTCCTGACATCGAAGAGACTGATGCGTTTCCTCCTGAAGAGGATTAAAATAAAAAGGCAGGAAGTGCCGACATTAAACTTCGGTAGGTGGTAGGCTATAAGTTTTTAAAAATAGTGGAGCAAACGAAATGGATACGGAATTTGTAGAATTACACAAACCTTGTCCTGTTTGTAATAGTAGTGATGCGTGTTCGATTAACGAAGACGGATCAGCAAAATGTTTTAGTTGTGATGAATTTTTTCCAGACTATTACAAAGCAACAGGTGAGGTAAAACCAATGACAGCAACAGTAACAAATATAAAAAAGCAAAAGCAAAAGGTATTAGAAGTTCCTAAGAATGGAATCTTTACAAGAATAGAACATAGAAATATATCAGAGAAGACTGCTAGAAAGTATGGAGTAAAGGTTGTTCAGAATGGTAATGAAGTAGGTGATCAGATCTTTCCTTACTATGCAGACAATCAGCTAGTCGCTACAAAAATTAAATATAAAAAAGATGACCACGATAAACATTTTAGAACAACTGGTTTTATAAATGAAAGTGGGTTGTTTGGTGAACAATTATTCAAGAGTGGTGGAAAATATTTAACCATTGTTGAAGGAGAATATGATGCACTAGCAGCATACCAAATGTTAGGATCTAAATGGTCGGTTGTCAGTATTAAACAAGGAGTTCAAGGTGCTGTTCGTGATATAAAAGATAGCCTTGAGTTTGTAGAAAGCTTTGATAATGTAGTTATCTGTTTTGATAGAGACAAACCAGGTCAAGAAGCTGCAAAAAAAGTAGCAAGAATTTTGACACCTGGAAAAGCAAAGATAATGCGCATACCTGTAGGTTTCAAAGATGCCAATGATATGCTCATCGCAGGTGCTAAGAATGCATTCAACCAATCATGGTGGGAATCCAAGACCTATACACCATCAGGTGTTATAAACGTATCTGAGTACAAGCTTAAATTCTTCACAAGAGAAAAGAAAAAGAGTGTTCCGTATCCTTATGTTGGACTTAACAAAAAACTTTATGGCTTGAGACAAGGAGAACTTATTACACTTACAGGTGGCACAGGTTTAGGTAAGTCTAGTGTTACTCGTGAATTGGAACATTGGCTCATTAAAGAAACAGATGACAACGTAGGTATCATAGCTTTAGAAGAAGATCCAAACAGAACTATTAGTGGTATCTTATCTATTGAAGCTAATGCAAGACTTTACATTGATCAAGAGCTAGAAAAATTTACGGAAGATGAAATAAATAATCACTTTGATATTCTTTACAACGGAGACAACGAGAATAGAGTATGGATTCATGCACATTTTGGAACAAATTCAATTGAAGAGATCTTTTCTAAATTAAGATACATGATAGTTGGTTGTGATTGCAAATGGGTTGTCATAGACCATTTACATATGTTAGTATCAGCTATATTAGAAGGCGATGAACGAAGAGCCATAGACAGAATCATGACAAAGCTCAGAAGTATTGTTGAAGAGACAGGCGCAGGAATAATATTGGTATCTCATCTACGTAGAGTAATAGGAAACAAAGGACACGAAGATGGAATACAGGTTAATCTAAGCCACTTGAGAGGAAGTCAATCAATAGCGCAGTTGAGTGATTGTGTTATAGCTTTGGAGCGTAATCAGCAGTCGGATGATCTTGAAGAATCAAACACTACAGTATTAAGAGTATTAAAATCAAGATACACAGGGGATGTTGGTTACGCTACTAAACTTCTTTACGATAGAGAAACAGGTCGCTTGTCAGAAAGAGAATTAGAAGATTACGAAGAAAACGGAACTGATTTGGAGTTTAACGAGTATGCTTAGTCTAGTTTTTGATATAGAAACAGATGCTCTAAAAGCCACTAAAGTGTGGTGTATGGTAGCTCAAGATTCTGACTCTGGTAAAGTATATAAATTTGCTCCTCACCAGCTAGAGTCAGGTCTTGAGTTGCTTAAATCGGCAGACAAACTAATAGGACACAACATACTAGGTTTCGATATTCCTGTTATCAAGAGAGTTTTAGGAGTAGATCTTAGTGATAAGATATTAATAGACACACTCGTATTGTCTCGTTTATTTAATCCAGTTCGTGAAGGCGGACATAGCCTAGCAATGTGGGGATACAGATTAAAATATCCTAAAGATAATTTTGAAGAGTTTGAAACCTACTCACCGAAGATGTTAAACTATTGTTTAAAAGATGTTCAAATAAATAAACTCGTTTTAGAAGCTCTTAAAAAAGAATCAAAAGGATTTTCCAAAGAAAGTGTAGACCTTGAACATGGTGTAGGTCTTATCATGAAAGAACAAGAACAAAATGGATTTGAATTTGACAAGCAACAAGCAGAAAAACTCTTAGCACATTTTTACAAAAAGATGGGTGGAATAGAAGAGAAAGTTCACAAAGTTTTTAAACCTAGATGGATAGATGATAAAGAAGTAAAGCCATATATAAAGAAAGATGGTACATTATCTAAACGAGGATTAACAGACGAAGAATATAAAAGAGTATTTGCGCATCAAATATACACACCTTTTATGAGAAAGAAACTCCAAGCATTTAATCTAAGTAGCCGTAAACAAATAGGAGAATACTTACAAGCCTTTGGTTGGAAACCTAAAAAACGTACACCGACTGGTCTACCTATGGTAGATGAAAAGACTTTAAGCAGAATAAAAAATATTCCTGAAGCTAAATTGATAGCTGAATATCTTTTACTGCAAAAAAGAATTGCACAGATAGAATCCTGGATTGAATCTGTTGAAGAAGATGGCAGGGTACATGGTTTTGTGATACCCAATGGCACAATTACAGGTCGCATGGCACATAGAGCGCCTAATATGGCGCAAGTTCCTTCATCCAAAAGTCCTTATGGGATAGAATGCAGAGCTTGTTGGACTGTGCCTAAAGGATATAAATTAATAGGTATTGATGCTAGTAGCCTTGAATTAAGAATGCTTGCTCACTACATGAAAGACGAGGAATATACAAATGAAATCATTAATGGAGATATACACTCCCGAAATCAAAAAATTGCAGGACTTCAATCAAGAAATCAGGCGAAGACTTTCATATATGCACTCCTGTACGGAGCAGGAGATCAAAAAATCGGAAACGTGGTTGGCGGAAGCAAAGCTGATGGTAAAAAACTTAGAGAACATTTCTTTGATAATCAACCAACATTTAAGACTCTTCGAGATAGAGTTACAAAAGCAGCAAAGAAAGATTTCATCAAAGGAATTGACGGAAGACGAATACATATAAGAAACGCTTACTCTGCTTTGAATAGTTTGCTACAAGGCGGTGGTGCTATAGTTATGAAAAGAGCTTTAATTATATTAAACAATGAAGCTAACAAAAGAAATTTAGATTTCAAATTTGTTGCTAACATACACGATGAATGGCAAGTAGAAGTGCATGAGGCACATGCTGAATACTTTGGAAAGCTTGCAGTTAAATCAATCAAGGAAGCAGGAGAATACTACGACATGCGGTGTCCTCTTGATGCACAATACAAGATAGGAGAAGATTGGAGTGAAACACATTAAAAGTTCAAGTAGAAAAGGAGATATGGCTGAGTTTTATGCTGTAACCTGGTTATGGGATAATGGTTATGAAGTATTTAAAAACTGTGGATGTACAGGTTTAGTTGATTTAATTGCTGTAGATAAAAAAGGAAACACCAAGCTTATTGATGTTAAAACTTTCCATAAAGACAACAGATGGAAAGGAACATGGACTGGTGTAGCTCCTCGTAGCAAAGAACAAAAATCTAGGGGAGTTCAAATACTTGGTTACAATCCTGAATCAAGAAAATTAAGATTTGTGGAGCATAAAATATGACAAAGAAAAAAACATTAGATACTTTAGTACAGGACATTTACGATAAGTTAGATGCTTTAACCGAAGGCACAGCCTTAGACATATCAGAAGAAACGGCTGATAATTATGGTGATGCCATGAAACAAGCTTTATTAAATTGGTCAACACCTTATAAAAGCGATAAACTAAAATTAAGAATGTCAAATATCGGCAAACCAAACAGACAACTATGGTATGATATGCATTCAAAAGAACAGACATCTTCTTTTTCTGCACCTACACAGATTAAGTTTGTGTATGGACATAGCTGTGAGGAACTACTTTTATTTCTAACTCGTTTAGCAGGACATTCAGTTGATTCGGAACAAAAAGAAGCAGAAGTAGACGGTATTAAAGGACACATGGATTGCAAAATAGACGGAGAAGTTGTAGATATTAAGACAGCATCTGGATTTGCATTCAAGAAATTCAAGGAAGGAACACTTCCTGATGATGATCCTTTTGGGTACATGGCTCAGTTAGCAGGTTACGAAGAAAGCGAAGGTACAAACAATGGTGGGTTCTTAGTTCTTAATAAAGAAAACGGAGAACTTACTTTGTTCAGACCTGATGAGTTAGATAAACCTAACATAAGAGCTAGAATAAAACTGTTAAAGAAACAAATGAAAGCTTCTACTCCTCCTGATTTTTGTTATGATACTATACCTGATGGAAAATCTGGAAACATGAAACTTCCTAGAGGTTGTGTATATTGCAGACATAAGTTTGTTTGTCGTAAGGATTCTAATATAGGAATGGGCCTTAGAGTCTTTAAATATGCTAAGAAGTTTGAATACTTAACAAATGTTGCAAAACTTCCACGAGTACAGGAGGTTACAAATGAGTGGAAAAAGAAACAAAAAGCTACGTAAAAGAGGAAAACAAATCCTAGTTGATTGGTTACATTCTCTTTTACCTAATACAGAAGATAGGGATTTAATAACAACAGAAACTTTAGAAGATTATCTGTCTAATCAAACTCATATATATACAAACAGAAAGTTTTTACTTAGTGCCTATTCTTTAAAATGGATTTATAAACGAGTTAAAAGAAACCCTAGCTTAACTTTTGAACAACTTAAAAAGGATTTAGAACAAGAACAAAGTATACTATGATAAAAAAAACTAAAAAAATAAAAGAGTTAGAAGATACAGGCACAATAGAAATTGATATTAATACAATTGAATTAGAAGAACTATTGATAGCGTTAGGCGGAGTTCTATTCGCAGGTGCAGATATGCAAGAGATAGATACTCCTTTGTTATCTCGTCTAGAAGATTTAATAATAGCAGAAGTTCTTATTCGTGAGAATGATTTACGTTTAGCACCTAAAGGGGAGACAATGCACTAATTATGAAAAGAAAGCCTAGAAAAAAAAGACCTGTAGAAAAAGGACTACCTAAAGGATACGATTCCAAATGGGAGTACGATCTACACAAAGAACTATTAGACAATTGGGAACACCATAAAGGTTTGATAGAGTATTCTATTCCGCATAAGTATCATCCTGACTTTTTACGAATCATTGATGATAAGATAATATACCTTGAAGCAAAGGGTAGGTTTTGGGATTACCAGGAATACAATAAATATAAATGGGTTAAAGAAGTGTTGCCTGATGACTGTGAATTAGTGTTCATATTCTCTAAACCTTCTGCTCCTATGCCACAAGCAAAACGAAGAAGAGACGGAACTAAACGAAGTCATGCAGAATGGGCAGAGAAGAATGGATTCAAATGGTATAGCGAAGACAGCTTCCCTAAAGAATGGAAATGAAATGGTTTCTTTAAAAGAAATTCTTATGAAAGAAATTCCTTCGTTGAAAGAACCAAGACATATTATTTCATTAGGAGCAGGAGTACAGTCATCAACTATGTCTTTAATGGCGAAACATGGAGAAATAACACCTATGCCAAAGGCTGCTGTATTTGCTGATACAGGAGGAGAACCAAGAAAAGTGTATAGGTGGCTAGACTGGTTAGAAAAACAACTACCTTTTCCTGTTTATAGAGTTGATAATGGTA